CAAGTAACAGATGCTCCAGTTGGTTTTCAAAACTCGCTAAAAATTACTAGCCTTTCTGCTTACACCCCTGTTTCTTCTGATTACTTTCTTGTTCAGCAACAGCTAGAAGGATATACAGGCGCACATTTACTTTATGGAACGGCTGATGCAAAAACAGCAACTTTGTCTTTCTATGTAAAGTCATCTTTAACAGGAACTTTTGGTGGTGCAATTAGAAACAGTAATGGATTCAACAGAACTTATCCTTTTGAGTACACAATTAACTCTGCAAACACTTGGGAAAGAAAAACCATAACATTTGTTGGCGATACATCTGGCACTTATTTAACGACAAACGGTGCTGGGATTACAACAACCTTTAGCGTAGGTGCTGGGGCTGACTTTAAGTCAACAGCAAATGCTTGGGCGGCTAACAATGATATTGCAGGAAGTAATGCAACGGATGTTGTAGCAACCAATAGTGCGACATGGCAAATCACAGGCGTACAGCTTGAGGTAGGCGAGGCCACACCGTTTGAGCATCGTATCTTTGGCGATGAGTTGCAAAGGTGTATGCGTTATTATGAAAAGTCCCATTTAGATTGCCAGTATTTTATGAATGGCAGTTCAGGCGCACAAGTACAAAGGCAAACAAATTACTTTCAAGTCCAGAAAAGAGCCTCTGCAACACTGACGCAGACTGTAGACCATGCAGATGGCAGTGCTACTGTTGGAAATGTTGGTGGGAATATTGATGGTATTACACACTCATTTAGTGGCAGTGACAATCAAAGAGTTGCATTTTCTTGGACAGCAGATGCGGAGTTATAAATGAACATTACATCAGCACAATATGTCAACGAGTATGACTTTGATGGCACGACTGTTCTTAACAGTAACATCCACATTGAAGCCACCATTGACGGCACAGAGATGTCAGTACCCATTGACACAGCCAACCGCCACTATGTCGCTATCCTAGAATGGGCAGCTGACGGCAACACAATACAGGATGCAGACTAATGCCATACATAGGTAAAAATCCAGTAGGCGGTGGCTTTCATAAGCTAGACAACCTTACTGCTTCTGCCACAGATACCTACGCTTTGACGCTAGGGTCTGCGGCATACTACCCAGAGAGTGCTAACCAACTGCTAGTATCTCTGAACGGTGTTATCCAAGCGCCACAGGACAGCTTCACAGTGTCAGGTTCTAACCTTGTGTTTGACAGCGCACTGACAGCTTCAGATAGCATCGACTTTGTTGTTGCGCTGGGTGATGTGCTGGCTGTTAAGACGGTTACTGATGGGGCTATTACGACTAACAAGATTGGTACTGATGCCGTAACTACAGCTAAGATACAGGACGGTGCTGTTACTGATGCCAAGATTGATACAGTTGCGGCAATAAAACTAACTGGTACAATTGATGATGCAAGGATGCCAGTAGGTTCTGTAGTTCAAACTTTATTTAACTCATACACTACAGAAACATCAGTCACTTCTACAACAAAGGGAAGTGGAACTGAAACTGGCTTAGAAATAACTGTAACACCCAAGTCATCTTCAAATAAATTATTGATACAAGCTAATGTTGCTATAGCTGATGTAGCTTACACAACTGACTCATGGGTATCTTTTGAAATACATGATGGTAGCTCAATAGTTTATACTGAAGAATCTGCGGCATATTATCATAATGCCCCCGGTGATGAGTCATTTAGAACAAGAGCAACAATACTAACTCTTATTGATGCACCTTCAGGAGTCACTACTTACAAAGTTAGAGGGTTTAGAAACTCAGGAAGTTTTAAAGCACAAAGAGATAGTAATCCTAGTCATATAATTATTCAAGAAATACAGCAATAGGAGACTGACATGGCTTTAATTAAACTAAACAATCAGTCTTTATCTGCTGTTACTAGCGCAGGGTTGCCTAGTGGTACTGTGTTACAGGTTAAACAAGCCGCTTTTACTGGTTCTGATATTGATACAACTAGCACAAGTTATGTATCAACTTCAGTTACTCATAGCATTACACCTGCATCAACTAGTTCTGAAATTTTTGTAATGTTGTCTGGTGGACATCTTTCCTATTATGCGGCTGGCGATATTTATATTAAACTAGTTAGAACTATAGGCGCAACATCAACAGATGTTTCAAGTTCTACTCAATGGTCAAGACCACATGTAGGTGCCAGTTCTTATGGGAATACTATTAGTGGAAATTATTTAGACAACCCAAGCACTGCAAGCGCAATTACTTATACTGTTCATATAAAAACAAATAATGGTTCGCGGTTAGTTTTAAGTAATTCATCTAATTTAATTACGATGACACTAATGGAGATCGCAGGGTGAACCAGAACGATATTCCAATTGTAGCTGGTGGCCTGACTGCTCCATGGTGGTTGGGCGCACTTAATGAATGGCTTGGTTTGGTAGCTGTCGTTCTTACTATTGCTATGTTAGTTCGTAATCTTCTTAGAAAATAAAATGTGCGTTTCGTACTGCATCTGTGCAGTCTAATGTGTTGCTATGTTACAGGCATTGATAGCTCCAATAGCCAACATTGCTGGCTCATGGGTAGAATCCAAAGTTGAAACACAGCGAGCCAAGACTGCTGTTGCCAAGCGTGTTGCCGCTGGTGAACAAGAATGGAATCTTGAACAGGCTCGTAATTCAAACACAAGCTGGAAAGATGAGTGGCTTACAATATTAGTAAGCATTCCATTAATCTTAGCATTTACTGGTAATGAAGATATCGTTGAGCGTGGCTTTGCCGCGCTCGAAACTATGCCAGATTTTTATAAGACTGCGGTTGGCGTTGTATTTGCGGCTTCATTCGGCGTTCAACAAATGACGAAGATGTTTAAGAAATGAACCAATCAAAATTCCTCGACCTTGTTGCTAAACATGAAGGGCTACGCCTTGAGATGTATCACGATACAGTGGGCGTGCCGACCATTGGATATGGTCATAATATGTTGCAGCCGATTTCAGCACAGGCGGCAATGTGTATTCTAGAAGATGATGTTGAGATTGTATTTCAAGAATTAGATGAGCGCATGGAATGGTGGACAGACTTGCCAGAGCCAGCGCAGATGGTTGTAGCCTCAATGGTGTTCAACATGGGCTGGCCACGCTTCAGTCGCTTTAAGAAATTTATCGCGGCATTAGAAGATAGAGCATGGGATAAAGCGGCTTATGAGATGGAAGATTCTTTGTGGTTTCAGCAGGTAGGAAATCGTGGGAGGGAACTACGAGCTATGATGTTGGAATGCAATGGCGAAGCTGAGCAATGAAGAAGTCTTAAAGTATTATGAAACCTACGGGTCAGTGCGCAAGGCCGCTGATGCATTAGGTATATCAAAGACAGTATTTGGTAGAAACCTACAAGAAGCCAAGAGCCGCACGCTCGATTATATTCTACCTGATGTTCCCGAAGATGACTTGCCTGTTGATGTAATTGTCGAGCATTTGCATGAGCGCTTTAAGAAACGTAAAGCGCATAGAGAAGCAAGCAAGTGGCATGAAATCCAGATGAAAACCAACGACCCTATCGGTTTGTTATGGTATGGCGATCCACACATTGATGACAACTATTGTGATTGGGATTCATTACGCTCTCATTTAGCTCTACAAGACTCATACAAGGGCATCTATGGCTGTTCGCTTGGCGACCACCAGAACAACTGGGTTGGCCGTCTAGGGCGCTTATATGGCGAGCAAGACACATCTCATAAAACAGCATGGAAATTAGTTGAATGGTTGATTGACCGCATGAACCCTCTGGTTCTCATTGGCGGCAACCACGATATGTGGTCTGGTGCTGGAGATCCTCTCAAATGGATGACGGGTCTTGACACCGTAAGAGAAGATTGGGAAGCCAGAATCAGTATCAACTTTCCTAATGGTAGGCAGTGCCGCATACACGCGGCGCACGACATGAAGGGCCACTCCGAGTGGAATTCTCTTCATGCCCAGAATAAGATGGCTAGGTTTAAAAGTCATGCTCATCTGTACATAAGCGGTCACAGGCACAACTGGGGGTTGGCTCAGATTGAAGATGTAGAAAGACAGAGCACAGCGTGGCTTGCGAGAGCGCGTGGTTACAAATTCCATGACACTTATGCCTTCGTCAAAGGCTTTGAACAGCAGAACTTTGGGCAAGCTATTTTGCAAGTCATCGACCCTAATAACAATTCTCCTGTTAGCTGGCATCAGTGTTTTGCTGACCCTCATGAGGGAGCAAAATATTTGCAGTTTCGGCAATCGCTTCAGCAGTGATGGCGCTGTAACCAGCTATGTCTACCCAGCTATCTTGGTGATGCGGGTTCTCCATTAATCTGCCAAGCTTAACCAGCATCATCATAACGCCGACATCTTCAACGCTAAGCTCTATGCCTTTATATGCAGTCCAGAGTTTAGCAATGCGTCCAAAGTTTTCTTTGGGTGAGCCATAGTTTTCTCCGCGCTGTGCTACTGCTTGTTCAGCGCCGTTAAGAATATCTAATCTATTCATTTAACTTCCTCAGCATTCATGATTTCGATATCACCAACTGTGTAGCCATTGCGCTGTAGTGTAGCGGTCTTAGCTTGCTGGCGGTTGATGGCAATCTCTGCCGCTTGCTTTGCATCAAGCGCTCTGATGGTGCGCTCAACGTACATTTCCACAATCATGCCCACCCTAAATGGTGCGCCCTTACGGTACTCTTTACCGTTGTGCCTCAGTGATGTATTCATACCCTTTCTCCTTCTTCTGTGTGTCGAGATTGTGTCGGAACATGTGTATTGATATCCATAAACTGCATTTGTAAAGCATAACCAATACACCACAATACCAATATTACTGCGAAAATGCAGGATAATATTTGAACGAAGAAACGGCGTAAGGTTCTGAATATAAAGGACAATATCTTGAGGGGGGTGGTGCTACTAGTGAGATTCGAACTCACGACCTCACCCTTACCAAGGAAATAAACATTAGTTATAACTATAGGATTTTGCAATCTTTTTCTCATTTCAACCTCATCAGTGTGTCGGCTATGTGTTCATCTGAAACAGATGCGTAACGAAGCACCATCTTTTCGGATGACCAGCCGCCAAGTTTCATAAGGGTTGGCATCGATGCGCCAGCCATAACTAACCTTGATGCCCAATGATGGCGCCAATCATGTATGGTAAACTCTGATATGCCAGCCCTCTTGCATGCTCTTAGGTGTACCCCGCGCAGATTTCGTGGGTCTGCGTAGGGTACACCTTGTTTGTTAGTAAACATAAAAGAACCAGCGGTTGGGAACGGCGTTAAAATAATGCCAGTTCTTTCATGCAGAGGCATGATACGGCGCTTGCCGTTCTTGCTCTGGTCTACTAACAATGTGTTCGCTTCTAAATTTATATGGTTTGTTTTTAATCTCAGTGCTTCTGATAAACGCAAGCCTTGATAGCAAAGCGTTATGAATAGTGGGCGAATATATTCTGGATATTCTGCAAGTAATCTTTCTTGTTCTTCGTAAGAAAGAAACCTGATGCGGTCATTCATTTCTTTTTCTTTGGGTATCTGCACAGCAATAGATGCGGCGCGTAATATAGATACAAAGGTAGCGCGGTATCTGTTTATGTTTGATGGCTTACTGCCGTATAATTTTTTGCCGACAAAGTTAGTCCATGCTTCTTTATCTAAATGATTAAGCTGGTAGTCAGCGAAATGTTTTTTTAAAATGCTGCAAATATATTTGTCGGTTGCGCCGCGTGGTTTTGTGTTCAGCCAATTGTCGGCGGCGGTAATGAAAGGCAACATAGATATGCCGCCTCTCATTTCTGTTAAGATTGTTTGCTCTACATATCGGCAGACTTGTTCGGCTTTTCTTTTGCTAACTTGGGCTGTAGAACGCCTGACTGTAACCACTCTGTCACCATCGGAGACAGTACCCCTGATGTGCCAGACTTCTTTTCTTTTGTAGAGACTGAGCATTCATCTGCTCCCTTAATTTCAAAAACACATTTATAGAATTCATCTAACTGCGGCTTAGTAAAGAAGCGCTTATGCCCCATCTTTACATAAGCAAGTTTGTGTTTGCGTATGTGATACCGCATGCGGTCATCATTAAGAGACAGGTCTTTTTTGACATCATCAAAAGGGTATAACATCATCTAGTTCCTCTGTTACTGCTGGCTGTTGCGCTGGCTGTCTTGAACCAGATGCCTGCTTTTCAGAAACTTTCATGCTTAGATAATCAAGGCCATCCTTGCTTTTTTCTTTCCAACCTGCAACGCGCATGTGTTTAACAGGCCCAGTATAGTCTGGGTCGTTTTTACCAGCCTTATCTTTGTTAGGATAAAGAAGGCCAACACGCTCATAGATACTAATGATAGGCTCGCCTTTATGGTCTGTATCTTTAACCATAACAACTTGCCCCTCAGTGCCTTCGACATTCATCTTGCCAGTGAGGATCATGTTCTGCTCTGGGCGAGGCGGGAATGCCGCCCCTCGATTTGTGTTATCATATTCCATTTAAAACTCCGAAGGTTTGGTTGTTGGTTGGTTCGGCTTTGGTTGTGCCGCGATGTTGCCATCATCATCTTCTGATGGCAGACCAAACGCAGATTGCAATGCATAGCGTTTGGCATAGGTGATACCCGACCCCATCTTCTGTGGGTCGTTGTTGTCTTTGGAACGAACAGGGCAAAGGCTCTCGCGCTTTTCACCAGAAGGCGCGTGAATGATAACCGTCTTGACTACCTGCACAACAGTTTCACCAATGGTGATAAGGTCGAGCGGTTGCATAAAATACAAACCATATTTGTTTGCTTCATTAGCGGCATCGATGACAGCTTCAAGGCTAGCATAGTTGCTCTTGAAATGTGGGTTGGTGCTATTCTTTTTAGCGGTTACAGATTCCATCTGATAAGCAAGCATTGCTTCATCAAAAGTTTTTGCCGTTGTCTTTTCGGCTGGTTGCTTTTTAATTTCGGCTACATTATTCTGAGCCATGATTGCAATCTCCTATAGTTTGCAGTTGGTGTTAGAAGGGGCGGGGTTAAACCGCCCCTTCGTTTATGGTGATACGGCATGCGCCGCGCTTGTCACGCTTGATGCTGAGCAAATCGCAGAACACCTCACGCTCGTTATCCTGTATCATCGACCGCAGTTCTTTTTTGATAACCTCATGTTGCTTGACGGTTTGTGATGCGTTCACAAAATCATGTGCTAAATTCACAAACTGATTATCTTGGCTAGCATCACGGCAGACTAGACCATCAACCTTCACAGCAGACCAATCAATCTTGGTAGGCTGGTAAGATGCTGGCTCCTTATCTTCAATGACATGTTGCCAGAACGCATGTGCTTGGGTAGATACCTTCATCCAAAACTCATGGTCATAATCTACAAAGCAATGCTCCCAGCGATTGCCAAAGATGACAGAAAAAATTGTCTGATGTATATCCATGACGCGCATATACAAATGTACTTGCGGCAGATAGGCATCAAGAATATCTGACATCTTCTTGTGACCGCCAGTGTGTTTACATTCGATGATGGCTTCTGGCAAAATCATTCCACCAGATGCGGTTTCGTGCAATTCTGTTTCAGATACATAGGCCAAAGCATCTGGCCTTGCTTGATAGGGAACACCAGCTATCTCTTTGAGTTCGGTATCACAATGGCGATACTTATAACCTGTTTGTTTCTTTAGCCATTCAAGATTAAAAGCTTCTGTTTCATTGCCAAGCTGTACGTTAAACTGACCAGACAAATCATCTGCCTCTTTGCGCCCTGTCTTTACCAGCCATAGGTCATGCCAATCACCGCGCATAATAGAGTAGAGGTCTGAGCCTCCGATAAAACCTTTGCGTTCCATTAGAAAGTCCTCCAATCAGATTGCATTTCAATCTTATTAACAACACGCAACAAGGCTTTGAGTATGCTGGCCTTCAACATGCGGGTAACAATGCTATCTTCTGTTAATGCAACGAGCGCTTTCGCTTCGTTTTCTGTTAAATAAATTGTATATTTTGACATAATAACTCCTGCATATATGCAACAATATCATGGATATTATCGGTAATCAATGCGTTTTTGCAGTTCTTCGATTAAAAGTTTGCGCGGTCTAACCTTCCATTCGCAATGCTCTGCAAACTCTGCAAGCGTTGGCCAGAATTTGCAGCTCTTCTCAACTTTATCGAAGGCTTCAATGACAATATCGGCAGGCCATTGTGTTAATTTCTCTGCCAAAATTCCTCGTTTGATGGCGAGAATTTCGTCATCGAAATCTTTGGGGATGGTAACAATCATGGCCAGCACAGTTAGCCGCTGTTCTATTTCATCTTTGGGCAAGGGTATCATGGATGCTTGCACCCTGCGCATTGATTGCTCTAACTTTTCAAGCGGTGTATCTGCTGGAATGTTGTAGCGAATAAGCTCGAAGTCTTTACTCAGTTTTATTTCCAACGCTACTAATGAAGCTACGCCATCTTCGACCATGTTCGTTCTTCGATGACTGTTGATATCCCCCGCTACCATTTTTGCTAGTGCCGTTTCTTGTTGCGAAACTGACAGTGTTGTAACACCACTTTCGGTAAGCGGCTTTGAAATCTTTGAGCCGTTTGCCTGTGCTTTGGTGGTGTGCAATGAACTTAGCTGTTTCAATGTCATGATTAATCTCCTGATTATTTCTCATGGCTACTTGATTGATGGTTGCAACTAACTCTTCTGATGGCCGCCAATCATCTGAGAGAGTATTATTGTTTAATGGTAGTTTAGTGTCTCGCTCTGGTACTACCTTGTCTCGCTCTGGTACTACCCTGTCTTGCTCTGGTACTAGCAAGTGATACATGGTTGAGCGTTCACTGTTACCTGAGATGCGATGGATGAGTTGATTTTCTTCTAACATTTCTAGCTTGCGATTGACTGTGGATCTGCCCATGCCTGTGCGTCTGGCAAGCGTGGCTTGCGAAGGCCAGCACTTGCCATCCTCGTTAGCATGGTCAGCTAGAACAACTAACAGCCAGCGTGATAAAGCATCTGGTGTTGGGGCTTTCATAGCCCATGCGATGTGGTGAAACATCAATCCTCCTGTTGCATATTTGCAGTATATCACAAGGGGGTTGACGTAAGCAATGCATTAATGCAGTATGAACTTGCGCAAACCTCCTGCAATGCGCGGTTAATGTTGAAGCTGGCTAGGCAGATTCCTCCCCGCCTAGCCAGCGAAACAACTTCTCCACCAACGGATTGTCTGCTTCAATACATATAAAATGTGGCTTGCCTTTTTGTTTCAGCAAATAGATATCAGCTGGCTGTTCTTTATGTGTCTTGGTTAGAAAAGAAAACCCACGCCCTGTTGCTTGGTATTTACTTTCAGCTACCAATCTTCCGAACTTGGTTTCGAGTTTGATATCGCCAGCAAATTCTCCTCCCAGTTGTCCTGAGAGCGGTTGCCTTTCGGCTTGTAAGCCTTTCTTCTTGAAGAACTCACACCACCACCTTTCGTGGTAGCTTCCTTTACTGCGCTGAGATGTTCCCATCCGTAATACTCCATACAATCAAGACAATATATCGAACCACTCATGAGCTTGGTGTACCATTCGGTTGTCACCTTGCAATGCTCACAAGTGGCGTGTCTTGCTTTAAGTTTATTCTTTGATTTCGATTTTGATTTCCGCTTCCAGCGCATCTAACCAGCAAGCCAACATGAAACCAGAAGGCACACGTTTTGCTTGTTCCCATTTGTGAATAAGCGAAGAGGTACAGCCAATACGATGAGCTAATTCTTCTTGAGAATATCCTCTATCTGACCGGGCTTTTACCAATGATGTGATTAAGTTTTGCCAGCTAGTCGTATTCGCTTTCGGCTTTGTGTAGTGAGTAAGATGTGATCGCATCTTCAACTTTCCTTGCTGTTGATAGACGCAAATCCTTCCCTGCTTTAGCGCGGTAATAGGTTGAGGTAGGCACACCAGCTTGCTTAAAGAATAACATCAAGCTTATCCCAGTTGGTGCAGACATATTTGTTAGTTGTTCAATGTAACTTTTCATAGCTTGTATATAATGCAATAATGCAGTAGCATCAACAAACGCACAAAAAATAATGCATTAATTTAGCATGAATTTTAACAGGAGTTTTGATATGAAACTGAATACTTGCACAGCACGTTGGGAGAATATTCCTACTGCGCCACCGCGACAAAATCATAGGCCTGAAATCAGGGCAAAGGCCAGAGCGTTTGGCGCTCAGCTTCTTAATAGGAAACTTTCATCGTGCGGTGCATTATCGCCCCCACAATTTGCAGGGAAAATTTATTATGGAAACGCACGAGGTGCGAAGCATTCGAGTTTGGATGCGAGAGGTTATGGAATCGAAAGGTTGGTCTGCTAATAAGTGGGCTGAGTTAGCGGTAACATCACCGACTAATATTACGCGGTTCTTGAAAGATGCAACTCATGTTCCATCATCAAGAACTATAGCTAAACTGGCTTATGTTGCAGGAACATCGCCATCATATTCATTAGTACCGATACGGCAGGGGGAGATTAATGCCGTTGCGCTGTTCGATGAATGTCGTAAGAGCTTGGGAGTTATATCCGTGTGGGGTATTAAAGGCGAAGTAACAGCGTATCAACTTAGCATTGCATGGCCTGTACATGAAATGAAAGTTGATGACATACTAATTGTAAAAGAAACGAAGAAGTTTTCTGCTGGGGATAAGGTCGTTGCATTTCACGATGACAATTTCCTAGTGATGGAAGCAACTTCGGAGAATAATAAATTTGTTTCTGGTGTTAACATATACACTGCTAAGCAAATAGAAATTGCAGGTAAGGTCGTGCAGATTATTAGAAACCTGCACGATTAAGTTTATTTTTTCGCGCTCGTCTTTGCATCGCCTGTTTTATTGTAGGCGTTATGATGACGGGCGCATTGTATCTTTGCCCCTCTCGATAGTTATCAAAGTTAATTGTTCTATCGTTGAGTTGCTTCAACTGCTGGGCAAATTCCTCAACAGTTAAAGCTAAAGTTTTATTATCAATAGCCACGCATCACCACTTCAAAAGCTTCTCGTAAATCGGCTGCTTTTTTCCTTGCTTCTTTTGCGGCGAAGGCATGAGAGAAATTATCAGGGTCGGGGTTATGTGACTCCTCATAATATTCAGCATCACGTTCGGCTCTTTGTGCATCTAATTCTACAGAGCGATGGACGAGCTCGATTGCTTTATCAAACGACATCTTTTCAGCAGTCGACAAACTGGCTGTGATATTCATGCTCTTCCTCCATTGCTTGCAGTTTAATTTCAAATGTTGTATCTGCCGCCTCCTTTGCGATGGCTCTGGCAGATGCATCATTTGCAAAGAGATAATCAATTACATCTTGATACTCGTTAGGCCACAGCTTGCGGCCTAACGTTTCGCCCAAACATTGGACATCTATGATTGTGGCTACCTGCATTGGCAGGGTTTTCAATTGTTCAACAGCTTGCATAATAATCTCCTTATCTAAGCAGTTAACAGTTGGTGTTCGGTGGTCATCTCGTTCATCACGAAATCAACAGCCTTTTGCGCCGCGCTTGCCGCATCAAATATATATTTATGGTCATCATCCAAAGCGCTGAGCCATGCGCCAATATAGTCGGCGTGGTCATCGCGTACCTGCGGTGAGATACCTAAGTTTGCCATGAGATAAGCGGCAGATATTTCTGCAACTAATTCCTCAAAGGCGTACCCTTTTTTGTTCTTCATCTCCAACCTATCAAGGCGAGATTGCGCACCCGTCCAGTGAGCAAGCTCATGAAATAGAGTTGAGTAATAATCGCCAGCGGATCTAAAATCATCGAAGGCTGGCATGCGTATCTGGTCTATCGCTGGAACATAACAAGGCGTGCCATCACGGGTTTGGATATCTGCGCCAGTGTTGGCCACTTGCGCATCGATATCTGCCATCTTATCATCAGGATTATAGAAAGTTTTTTCCCTGTTGTAATAATGGCTAGGCAATCCTGTTACCTGTGATGCATTGAACACAGATGAAAGCTTACGAAATCCATAGCTATCTTTCGTGCCATCTTCATTATCTTTGCTGACGTTAGATGCATAGACAACTTTAGCTGGAGACTTCTGCCCCTTCACATTGCCGCCCAGCTTTTGGATTGTGTTGAACGTCAACCAGTACGGGTTATCATAATCAGCTAACCAAAGTAGTATTATATTAATACCACGATAAGGCGTGCCACATGAGCGAAGCGGCATGCCTCCCATGCCTGAGTTATGAGGCTTCACCCATGGGCGAATGCCTTCATTTAATTGTGAGATAATCTTTTGATTGATTGCATCATAATCTGATTTACGCATTGTCTTGCTCCACTTCTTTAGCTTCGCCATAAGCAACACATTCAAAGCATGCTGTTTCGTAAAGCTCGCACTCTTCGCATCCATCAACAGGCAGATACACAGTTATTTTATCAGCGTTAATTTTCTCATTTGATTTGCACATTGGTTTAAATCCTCAGTTTCGTTGGTGTTACTTTTAGCCTACTGCATTATTGCAGTACATTCAATATTTAAATTGAGTTTATTATGCATTTGTGCAGTTTATTGGGGGAATACATTGTATCCGCTTTTTAGCCCGGTCACAGTTCTAGACCATGCGCGCGCTGCTTCTTTGCAGAAGAAGCACGCGCTGAGATGCTGAAGCACGCATCCTCCCCCTTCATTATCTAGGGATTACGGGCGAGCATGCTTGGCGCATAAAAAAAGGGCTAACCCATCGAGGGCTAGCCCTTCCTTTCGGGAGGAATGTGTTAGCGGTTATGACGCTTTACGGTATTTGGCGCGTAATTCATCAGCCTGTATTACCTTACCTTTATTAGCATTTGGGTTTTTGTACGTGAACGCATCGCCTGTAACATCTTTGTGCGTTTTCTTTGTCATCTCGATAAACTCTTCGAGCATCTCAATCGCGGTTTGGCAATCAATCAATGCATCATCTGCACGTTGTAAAGCTGTTTCATCCCAATGCATTGCTCCGATACGACAGCCATATTGTCCAGCCGCCATAATGATGTGTGAGCCTTCACCGCTCTCCACCATTTGTAAGATATTCTCAGTAGCGAGAGCCTCACAGTTAGTCATGTGCAAAGCTTCATCCTTTTGTTTAAGCTGGATGAGATATTCAGCACGCTCAACCGCACCCCTGAGTAAGTATGTAACCATTGAGTTTGATTGTCTGAAATCCTTAGAGAAGATTTTCTCGAGGTCTTTTGCTGTGTTTGTCTTTGCTGTGCTTTTCATTTTTCTGTCTCCTTAGTTATGCAGAGGCCATTCCCCTGCGATAAAGCCCGACCACGCCGCATGGCCAGACCAGCTATGCAAGGCTCGGAGCGGAGCGAACGACAGCGCTTGGCCTTGCATCGCTGGTCAAATGCGGCACGGTAAGGGATTAGCAGGGGTGGCCTCCCCGACACGGAGACAACTTAAGCACAGCGACAGACACGGCCACAAAGACCGATAGCAAATTAACCAGTGAGCTTAGTGAGTTAACTCCTGTGCGTTGACTGAGGTATTTCGTGCAGGTCATAAAGGGGGGGAACACAAGGGGGGGTCAACTGTACAGGGTGATAAGATGAGTGATGTTGATACAGTGGGGAAGAAGCTGACCACCAAGCAGACGGCCTTGGTTGATGCGCTCGTAGCAAATGGATGCAGTATCACAGAGGCCGCTGGCTTGGCTGGTTACGCTTCGGGTGACAGCGGGAGAGTGACAGCCAGCAAGGCTTTGCGCCTACCGCATGTGCAAGGCTACATGATGCAGAGGATAGGGGAAACTATGGGCGTGAGTGCTACGATTGCCGCCGCTAAGCTCGTGCAATTGTCGCGGGGGGCTAAGAGTGAGTACGTGCAGTTAGAGGCGAGCAAGGATATCCTAGACCGCGCTGGCTTCAAAGCCCCCGAGCGACACATGCACATGCACGCTGGCGACATATCTGTCAGCATTGAC